ATAATTAGCAGCATACTCACTTTGAGTTGAAATTCCCCAAATTGCCATTGTAGTTTTTCCTATCGGTTTTGCTTGAAATATTTATAAAAATACCACAACCGAAGTTGTGGTAAGGTTAGTTTATTTATTTACTTTTTATTATCACCCTCAAATAATGAGAAATGAAATCTATTATACCATTTTCTTTAAAGCGTTTTGTTTTTGCTAACCATTCAGAAAATGATAGCAAAAGTCCAAGAATGATTGTAAATCCCCAGTTAGTAACTAGGCAAGTAATCATGCTTGTGGTGTAAATAGTTTTTCTTTAACTAGTGCAAATACAACATCATCGATTGAATTATCTGTCGTTCTTACATATTTTGCAAGAAGATCTACAACCAATTGCTTTACAGCAGGATGTGTTGCAACTGCGATTAGTAGTGGTTTTACTACTGATACTACTGCTTTCATAATGCCTCCGATATTTTTGGAATTTATCCTAACTTATTTAGTTTCTTTCTTCTTCTTTTCTTTCTCTGACCAACCACCCTGAAGATTTGCCCATGCTTTAGCACTTCTTTTCTGTGCTTCATGGTCTTCAGGAGTTCCACCATAATCTCTTCCCCTAAAGTCAGTTCCTCTACGACTTCTATCTTCTTGCTCACTCATTGCTTTATTAGCTTTCATTGCAAGGGTATCTTTCTTTTGCCCTGTCTTTAATGATCTATTTGCCTCTGGAGCAGATGCTTTTGGTGCTGCTTTTGTTTTTGCAGTACCAGTTCCTTTTTTGCTAAAACCAGCAAGAATTTTATCTGCTTCTGCTTCTAATTTTGATTTCTTTTCTCTTTCCTGTTCCTGTTTTTTTCTGCCAGCAGCAGTCTGAGTTCTCTTCATTCTTTCAGAAGCTGGTCTAAGTGCTTCACCAAGATAGTAATCTAGTTCATTTTCAAGTGCTTCATTGTGTTTTGGTGATTGACCAATACGGTCAAATCTTTCCTTTTCTTTTTGTCTAGTGATTGCACTGACAATATTTGAAGACTTTTTCTGTGCTTCTGCCTTTTTCTTACCAGTCGAAGAAAGTGCTGTACGTGCTAGGTTGCCAGCACGACGATACATTCTGTTTTCTTTGTCCTTATCAATTTCTTTATATGCTTCATCAATGTCAGGATGTGGTGCATAAAGAGGACCTTCATAATTACCAGCAAATTCTTCATTCTTTGCTTTATTGTACTGCTTCCATGCAGTAGCATAAGCAATTGATTTTTCTTTTTTACTTAAACCACCATCAGAATATCCTTTTTTGATATGCTTCACCATACGTTCATACTTAGCACCAGGTGGAGTTACTTCATCTAACTGCTCACCTTCTGGTTCATAAGAATTTTTTAAACTATCAATTGCCTTTTGTGTTTGCTGATTTCTTTGCTGTAGTTTATCAGCAACACCTTTTGCTTTATCATAAACCATTTTACCAGCAAGTGCAGTTCCTGCTGCAAGTCCTGCTTTAATACCAAGACCGACTAATGGATTTTCGGAAATATTTTCTTCAGTCTTTAGATCAGGATTAATAGTAACTTTATTCTTAATTCCTTTCTTAGGTTTTATAGGACCGTCACATCCACAGTCCTCTTCAGTAAAAAAACCGAGATCAGACCTCCAATCGGAATGTTCACGGGTATTTTTCTTCTCTTCTGGTCTTTTACCAAAAGTATCATGAACTAGAGTATCTAATTTCTTATGAAACTTTCCTTCACCAGCTTTGCTTACACCACCATTCTTTGCTTCTTTTACATTCTTTTGCTTCTTTTTACCACCCATTTGATCTTTGCCAGTTGCACCAGCAATAATATCTCCTCTGGTAACCTTATCATAAGGTGGATAATTATTAGCTAAGTTTCCATCACCTTTCTTTTCCTCTAGGTGAGGACGACGAAGATCTTCAAAGGACTGTTCCCAGATGTTCATTGGATAGACTTATACGTTTCTGTATTTATTTATTGTATTGTCAATAAACACCAAAAGCTGCTTTTTTTTCTATGCACCAATAACATTCTTCACAAGGAGATTTTTTTACAGTTTCAATACAAGAACAAGTCAATGGAAAAATAGTATCCATTAATCCATATTTTTCATACAACATTCTAATGGTAATTTTATTACAATTATAAAATGGAGATATTCTTTCTGGATCTTCAATAGTATCAATTCCAGTTAATATTCTATGTGGATCTCTTTTATCATCTCTTAGTGTCCAAGGTGGAGAATTAATATCTATTCCAAACTGGATAGCTTCTTCCTCACTAAAATTCATATTTCTTGCATCTATAATCCAATCAACCCCATGATTTGTACGCAATTTATTTTCAGGAGTTTTAGACCAAACTACTTTTCTTTTGTCAATATGAGAACAAAAAGCTCCCATTGTTAATTTTTGAATATCAACTTTTGGAAATTGATTTGAAACTATATTAATTATATTTTTTGTCATTATAGTAGTATTTCTTAATTGATGATTAATATCTCTAGCATGGCATGGATATATTTGTAAATCATATCGTTCAAGATCATTTGTAAATTTACAAAGCATCCAAAAAAGTAAAGCAGAATCTAGTCCACCAGAAATATGAATTCCTATTTTATTAGTATTAGAATTAAAAAAGTTTTCAAACCAAACAATTTTTATGTTATTAATTTCAATTATCATATTATTTAATTTATTTCTTTAGTTTCTGAAATCCAAGTCCTAAAGACTGTTTTATCACCATTTATACAAATTAAATGATTTGCACCTCTTCTGATAACAGTACCAATACGGTTATTACTTTCAATTAAAGAACCAATTTTAAATATATCACCATCAATATATTGCTCCCTGATAGATCTTTCGTCTACAGGAATAATATTCATCATCACATAACGATATAATTGACCATTCTGTTCTAATGCTAACTTAGCAATATCTTGTGCTCTACTTTTTCTGACAACAATATTGATGGCAGTATATCCACTTTCATAAATGGATTGAAGAACATCATAAATTGTTTCAGCATTAGCATCATCTACAATGATTTCACCATAAGTTTCTTTAAGTTTAGCAATATCAGCATCTCTACTTGGGAAAATATAATAAGGAGATCCTTGAGCAGTTTCTTCTACAGCCGCTAAAATATTATTGGTAACTTCATCATTGTCAAATTTATCAAAAGCAATTGTCAACGGCTCTTTACGTGCCATTGCATCAAACTGTTGCCTTGCTTGCTGATTTTGAACTACTTGTTGCAGTCTTTCGTAATCCGCTGTTCGTGCAGCAGTCGTAGTAGTTTGAGATCCACTCGCTTTATCTTTCGTGCTGCTTCCAGAAGTTGCTGTTGATTGAGAAGTTTTTGTTTCATCTTTATTGCCACCCTGTCTAGGGGTAAACATTTTAAGTTGACCCTTTATAGTCTTTGCTCTTAGAGATCCTTGCTTATCGTACCAATCACCATGCCCGTCTCCGACCAACCCCAAACGCTTTGCTTGCTGCGATGCTTGGGTTGATCTTGCTTCTAGAATGAATTGGTTGAACTGCTTCACTGATTTTCTGATAGATTTGATTTTTATTCTTTTCAATAAACGCTAGTCCTAGCGTCTTATACTGCAAATATTTAGTCTTGTCTTCTTTGTAGTTCTCAATAGATGCAATATAAAATCTCATAAAGTCTTCAATCTCACGCTTCATAATCTGTTTGCGTTTTTTTATAGAGTTATATGAAGTGATTAGTTCATCAATAAGTTGGTTCATGCTACAGGCTCAATTCTAATTACTGCTTCATTCAATCTAACACCCGACGCATCCTTTCCACGTCCCTTTAAACGAATATCAATATAAGTTTTATCTGCAATCTCATTCACTAGTTTGTCATCTATTGGTTTTAATTCTTTTTCATTAAGAATATAATTTGCAGTCTTATCGCTAGACTTTCCAAAAAGAGATTCCCCAGTCAAAGATTCTCTTACAAGTTCTCTTTTAAAGGCTAAAAATAACTTATCACCTTCTGGATTTTTTCTAGATCCTAGAATGCTTTGAAGTTTTTGATTTAATCCACCAGATCTTTTTGCCTCGTCCAGTATTGCTTTCATAACTGGTTGTGGTTGTTTTTTCGGACCTTCACCTAAAGTTTGAGATAGTTCATCAAGAACCATAGCTACTTGTTTTACTTCTGCTGCACCCATACCTCCTGCCATCGCAACTTTAAACAAGACATTATTCAATACATTTACAGTTCCCTGAATTCCAGAACTGGAAAGTTGATATGCATCTCCCCATTTCATTGAACATTTATACTTAATACCATTCTTTAGAAAAAGAACATCAGTCTTTGGTTCTGGACTTGATCCACCAAGTTGCTTAAAAGATTTATAAAATTGTTGAGGATTTGATGGTTCAATTTTATCCATCATTTGATTAGCAGCAGTTTGCACTACTTGTTCAATGGGTTGAAAAGATAATTTACGTATTTCATTTTCTTCCCCCAAAGTTGGGTTGACAATCCTACTATATGCAGCAAGCATAATAGCATACTCAAATTGCTTTCCCTTATCGATTGCCATAAAAAATCCCCCTTACGGGGGTATTTATCTACCGATCATCTGCTGCTCGGTTCTCTGAATAATAAGCATCAAACATTCCTTCTGGATACCGCTTAGAAAGTTTATTGATATTCATATCAGTCAATTCTTCCAAGGAAATATTAAGAGCAAGGCACGCTTGAGCAACATACCAAAGAATATCTCCAAGTTCAATTTTAAGATGTTCAATGTTATCTTCATTTGCAGGTTTGCCTTGGAAAATAATTTTCTTTACAATTTCCATAAACTCTCCTGCTTCTGCAGAAATACCAACTGCCCCAGTAAGAAGACGATGAATTTCTAGACCACCATCTTCAAGTTCTTGAATACGTGATACAAATGCTTCTTTATCACTAGATGCAGGACTAGTTACTTTAGAAACAAACTCTTTATATTTTTCAAATGCCATTAGAATTTAAAATCACTGAATTTAGCTTTGGATGATTTGTCATCATCATTATTATACTCTTCATCGTCTCCCTTGTCAAGAATATCATCTTGAGCAGATTGCTCACAATCATAAAGACGCATCTTAGCGCGATCAATACCAACAACAAATCTTTTGTTGATGGTAGGATCATTATATCTATTCTTCAATTGTTTGACCATAATTTGACCCAACTGTTCTAACTCCTCACTACTAATCAAAGCAAACATTAAGTCTGCAGTAGCGGGCAAACCAAAACTTTCAGAGGTATCAGTCAAGTTAGGATCAGAACTAGTAAATCCGCTTCTAGTCGTTTGAGTAGCAGATACAATAGGAAGATCAAATTCTACTGCTAATCCACGCAATTCTTCTGCAATAGCTTTAATATACGAATAAGAGTTTACATTAACTGCAGATCGATAACGAGAAGAAGCACAGATATTCAAATAGTCTACAAAGATAATATCTGGTCTGAATGATTTCTTCAGTGCAAGTTCATTAAGTAATGATCTAAAGTGTCCTACGTGTGCTGATGCTGTAGGATATTCTTTAACAATTAGTTTACCGTTAGTTCGTGAACTAAGTGCATTGATTTTTTTGAAGAAGGTGCTTTTTGGTAGTTCACCAATTTCCCTGATATTAACGTTGAGAAGATTTGCGTCAATTCTTTCCGCAATCTTTTCTTCTGCCATTTCAAGTGTGATGTATAAAACATTCTTTCCTGCGACGAGAACGCTGGAAGCAAAATGGCACATGAATAAAGATTTACCGACGCCAGTGCCAGCAAGTGCGATGTTAAGAGTTTTGTTAGAGACACCACCAGCAGTAATCTTATTGAAGTATTCAAGATCAAAGGCGATCTTACTTTCGACTTTGTGATAATATGCGTAGCGATCTTGGTAATCATCTATGTAATCGTGTCCAACGTGATTGTCAAAACTGACTGCTAATGCATCAGACAAAATAGAAGGAATAGCATCCCTACCTTTCTTTTCATCCTGACCATCAGCAATCTTAATGCTCTCCATCAGTGCCAAATAAATGGCACGTTCTTTACACCACTCTTCTGTGGTATCAATTGCCCATTGAAAGTCTACATCAGACGGATCTAAAGATGCAATAAGTTGTTCACACAACTTAAACTCATCTTGTGTAATGTCTGTTCGTTTTTCTATTTCAATGAATAAAACTTCCTTTAAAGGAAGACTATCATATTTGGTAATAAAAGAACCAATTTCTTCAAAGACTACTTTGTCAGTTCGTTCTTCAAAGTATTCTGCTTTAACAAAAGGTAATACTTTACGAGTATACTCTTCACGATTTAGCAGGTTCTTCAGTATCGTTAGTGGAACCCTCTCCGCCATAAGTAAACTCCATTCGTGCAGCAGCATCAAGATACTGCATTAATTCATCAGTAAAATATTTTTCTGGCTCAGCATAAATTGTTTTAGCATATGCTGTGGTGCCATTGATTTCGTATCGAGACCCAACTTTTTTAACGATATTATGCTTTTCAGCAAGATCAAGAAGACCATAATAACGATCAAGTCCACGCTCATCATAGAACAGACGAACTTCAACCTGACGATTTTCTCTAGTTAGACGCGATTTATTTGTCTTTGCCTTGATAATGTTTCCAACGACTTCCGTTCCATCCTTTTCTTTTGCCTTGCTGAGATAAATGATGGTAGAAGCAGCGTACTTAAGACCACTACCACCACCCATTTCTTTTGTAGGAACGTAAGAGCCAATAACATCGTAGGTATGATTGGTAACGATAAGTGGAATGTTTGCTTGCCCCAGTTTTAGAGTTAGCATTCTAAATGCACCCTTAACAAGTTGTGATTTTGTCATGTCACGAACTTGTTTGTCGTTGAGTACGTCAGTGATCTCTTTCTCAGTGGAAAGCATTCCCAATGAATCTAGCACAAACATGCAAGGTTTGCGCTGATCTACAGGTTTCTTTAAGTATATATCTACTGCCTTAAGTGCTTTGTTACGAAAGTCTTCAACTGTTACAACATTACTAACAACTAAACGATCTGTGGCAACACCACGACTTTCTAAAAGTGACTTTGTAATTGCTGCTTCAGTATCGAAGTAAAGAACATATCCATCAGGATTACTGTCCAAAAAATTCTTAACTACAGCCAGACTGAAGAAAGTCTTGCCTGTTGATGTTTCTCCTGCAATTGCAGTGATCTTATTTCCTGAGACCCCACCAAAGATAGACCCACTAACCAGGGCATTAAAAATGTAAGAACCTGTGTCAACGTAAGTTTCTGTTTCATCGATTTCAGATGCAACATTAGTATATTCATCTTTAATTTCTTTTATAATTTCCTTTAAAAAATCCATTATGCTACAATTCCGTATCGTACTCGTAAAACTTTTTTGTAAGGTAATCCTTGGTCCATCAATTCTTTAGTCAATTTAATCTTTTCATACAAGGCAGTATCTCCACCAAGACGCAAAGCATTGACAATAGTATTCAGTTCTTCGTCGTTGATTGGTAAATCCATAATATTATTCGGGTAATCCTATTATAGCACTATACAAAAAAGGAATCAAGTGTAGCTGTTTTTTCAACAGACCACCCAATACTATCCAAAATAGCTTTTAGTGGTTCCAAAAATGCTTTATCAAATTGTGTATCATAATCAACATAAGGAAGCAATCCAAGTTCAGTAGGAAAATCATTGATGAATGATATTACATTTTCGTGAATTGGATTTGGTTTCTTTAAAAGAATAAACTTGATCTTTTCACCATTGTTAATAACATTATATTTTTCACCCAGTTTTTTGTTTTTAATGTGATGATTGTACAAAAGTGCTCCTCTTACATGAATTGGAGTTCCTTTAGAATAAATCGAAAGATTACTTTTATACTTATCAACATCAGAAATAGTTCTTGGAAATGCTACATCTGCTGGAGAAAGTTTTTTAAATTTTGATCGAGATTTTTCAATAAAATCAATTACGTCATCCTCTGTACCACTCATCATAATTTTGAGCGCATCTTTAATCATTGAACGACAAGGAGCAGGTGTAGAAGATTTTACTGCTTCAATTCCCATGATCTTAAGTTTGGGTTCAGTGAAACGAACACCTTCAATATCCCAAGCATTAAGGATATAACGTTTCTTAGCAGTCCAAATACCACGCTCAGCAATTGTTTCTCGCTTCATGAACATTTTTTGTTCGTAAGCGTTTACATAATCCGCCAATTCTTGGTAAGAACTTTCAATATATTTTTCAAATTCCATTTGACAGATCTTGTCAAGGAACGAAACAACATCCTCAGTAGTTTTCTCTCTTCCTTTGTATACACGTTCAACCAAAGGACCCAAATTAAGATAAATGGAATCAGTATCTGAAGCAACCACATAATCAACATTATCAGTTTTAAGGATGTTGTTTATATATGAATTCATCTTCGCTTCGATCCATCGTATACTGAACTGACCCCCGAGAGTAATTGCTTCAGCATTGTCCAACTTATAATAACGAAAA